TGACGTGAACGTCTTTTACGTCTGACGCCTGCAGTGTGACAATTGCATAGTACTAGGGCCTTTCTATTATAGTCGAATTATTCCTGCGCTGAGCAGACGGAGCATTGCTGCGGTGTTTCTTTCGGTCGCTTCGTCGACGCGTCGCAGTGTGTCGATCGCGCGAACGGTGCGCTCGGCTGGGTCGTCGCTGCCACTCCGCCGCGCGGCGTTGATTGCCGAGATCGCCGCTGCCGAACCTTCAAGTAGCGCCTGCGGCGCGGACATTTCCAGCGATCCGGACCGCTCCAGGTCTGTCAGTGCTCTGGCCGTCGCACGACGAAAGCTCGTGTCGTCAAATTCTTCCCCGTTGGTCAGAGCCATCGCGCCGGCTTCTTCCCAGGCTTCACCTATTTCGGTGATGCGGTCCCGCGTCCGCTCTATTGGCGTGCGCGTGTCGCCCGCGACAGATTCCAGCGACCGAATAAACGGCGTCGGCTCGGGCCATTCCGGCGATTCAGACACGAGCGCGCCAAACGCTGCGCGAATACCTTCGATCCGCGCGCGGGTGGCTTCCAGCGGCGTCGTCGGAACCTCGACCAGCGACGCCATCCCGCGAGCGAACGTTGCCGCATCAGTCGCGCCGCGCCTAAACAACGAGCTCATCCGCTCGATCTCGATTGCTCTGGATTCGTCGGGCGATCGCAGGCGTGTGGTTTCGGCGGCTCCAGCGGCGCGCAGTCGTGCGCGCCCGACTTCATCCAGCGCTGTGATTTCTCGCCGCATCATTTCGAGAGATTCCACTCTCGCCGCAGTCACGTCAATGAGTGGGCGGCCACTTAATACGGAGAGCTCCATCATCCGGCGAGTGTGGGCAGCGATCGGCGACAGGCTCTCAGTTGTCGCTACGGCCACTCCGCCAATTGTGGTAATCGTGCGGCGCAGGCTCAACGCGTAGTCGTCGGCGGCTTCGGAGCCCAGGCCCATTGTTTCGGTTAGGTCTCTGGCGCGGGTTCGTGCAGCTTCCAACTCGACCAGTCTGGACGTTCCGGTGGTGGTTTCTCTGGCGGTCGCGACACTGGCCACCCCACGCCGGTGTGGAAATGGAGCTACTGGCCCTTCGATTGAGTCCCGTATAATTCGGTCGCCAGGCGAGAGGCCACCGGTCGCGTCCCCGAATCCTGTTCTCGCGCGGTCAAACAGCGACAGTTCGCGCGCTGCCCTCTCGCGAGTTGCCCTACCGCTATCGCTCGCGATTGATCCCGCAGACGCCAGTCTCGACACGAGCCAGCCCAGGCCGACAATAACTGCGCCGATTCCGGTGGCCAACAACGCCGCTTTCATACCTTTTGTCACGGTGAGCGCAAGCTGCAGCGCGACAGTCAGCACCCCCACCGCGCCTGATACTGCCGCTACCGCTTTTGTCGCATCACTGGCGTCACTTTCCATAACGGCAAACACGTTACTGACACTGCCGATTTGTGCAAATGCCGCAGTTACTTTTAGTGCCGTTCCTGGCATCGTGCTGATATTTTTTTCGAGCGCCTTGGTCGTTTTTCCAACGCGCTCGAGCTCAGAGATCGCCTCGGTCGCGTTGGCGGTGATTCCAATTGACGTTTTTGCGATCGTTCCGGCCATATGTCACTTGCTCTTTATAAGCACTTGCCCACCGGTCATTATTGCTATTCTGCTCGCCTCTCGCGACTGTTCCTCGGCCGTTTGTTGGCGCTTCTCCGGCCGATGGACCATAAACTTGTGCGGAGAAATGGATTGCCCTTTTTTCAAGTGGATATTTACCAGCGCGGCAGTGCTGATCCCGTGCCTAAGATCGTCGACTTCCTCCCCCCACGGGAACGCCGAATAAAAAGCCATCCATTCCGCCATTTGCGGTTGATCGAGACCGAGATAATCGGGGTGGCGCACGCCGAGGCTCAGGCACAGGTGGAACTCGAACCAGTCGTCTCCCCTGGTTCTGAATTTTTTTTTAGCAGGTCACGTTCCTTGCGCCCCATCGCGTTGAAATTCCACGCCGCCTCGAAAATATCTTCAACGTCTTCCGGGTACAACGCGTCGATTATCGGCTCGTCGGCGTCCGATAAAAGCCGGTTGCCGTTTTCGTCGGACAGGGCGACCAGGATCATTGCCGTGTGAACGTCTTTTTTGTCTTCTGAGACGGCTTTGGATAGGGCTTTTTTCTCCTGCCACGATATTCGCCGCAGGAAAATCTCCTCGTCTTTGACGACGAGGGCTTTTGTGGCGTTTGGCCCCGTGTCGCGCTTAAAGTGGTTTAGAAACGTTTCTTTCGTCATCATGTGGGATTCCTGTGTGAAATAGGTACTTCATTACGAGGCGGCGTGAGTCCAGCCGGCAGTAGGGCTGATCGTCAGTGTAAACGTCAGCCGGTCGTCCTCCGGCACGCTCGGGCCGGACAGACCTTGGATAAATCCCGGCCCCGTCAATTTGCTCGTGTCGAGCAGCGTGACCCGCCAGTATTTTGTACTGCGCGCCAGGAAAAGCACCCCTAATAGGGCGTACCCTGCGGCAGTGTAGGCGATCGTCGCGGTGATAGTGTTGTCGTCGATAAAACCGGCGATTGAAGTTTTAATTGCGCCGGTGCTGCGCAACACGGTGGAATTCACCCTCGTCGCCTGGCGGTCTGGCCCCTCCAGTGAAATAGGGCCAGATACCTCGACCAAATTCGTCGAAAACCCGGAATCATCGGCATATTCCAGTTTCGAGTCAAAACTATGAACGGCCATTTATATACTCCCTGAGGTAAATTGCCTATATTACACTGCGTACCAGACTACCAAATCCAATAATACCGAAAATACGCCCGCATCGTCGCCCATTTGCGGCGGGATCACCTCGTCGGTTTCGTCTTCCCACCGCGCAATCCGCACAGCGTGACCGCCCCAGGTGACTCCGGAAGTCCCGTTTTCGCCTATTGCGTTGTAAACTGCCTGTGCAAGGGTTTTGGCGTCATTGTAGTTTGCTCCGAACGATTCTACTGTAATAGTTGCCCGTTTTAGACTGCCCGATCCTCGCAGGTTTCGGCGATGTTCGGTGAAGCTCCTTCGGTAAACGACGTACCTTTGCCCCGCGTTCTGAGCCGCTTTACCTGGGTAAATTCGCGTGCCTACAATCGCGGTAACCGCTGAGGTTCCTGCCAACAGGGCGTAAAGTCCCTTTTCGATCATTTTTTTGTACTACTGGCCGCGATTGCTATTATTAGTTCTGCTTTTAGCTTTGCCGACACGACTTGAACTACTTGCCCGCTGTGGGCTGCGTGCGTCGGCCTGACCCAAGGTCGCCGTTTTTCTAGAATACGGGCATATTGGTACGGGTTTCGCCATTGTTTTTTCTTTCCTATGATTTGGCCGTTTCTGCCCTTAACCTTCACTAGAACCTCTCGTTTGAACCCGCTTCGCGGTCCGATTATTGTGACCGACACCAGTCCTTTTCTGAATGTTTTCGCCAGTATCCCAAGGCTTTTTCTGAGCAGTCCGGTTTCCCGTGGCGCAGCAATTTTGAGCGCCTTGAGCATCACCGCAGCGCCTGCTCTTACTGATCGCCGCAGTACGCCCGCGCGGATTTTTGCACCCAACGTTTGGAACGCTTTCACGATCTCTTCTGCGCCAGACACTTTTGTCCGAATAAACGTTGACATTTTTAAGCACTCACCTTCTCGCCGGCGATCAGTTCCAGTTCCCAGCCGTCCTCCTGGCTATCAAGAACGTAACCTATAAACAGGGTCCGAGAATCGAAAGAAATCTCGCACCCGGGCGTAACGCCTGCCAGGTGCCGGAGGCGGATTCGGTGAGTTGCTCGGGCAATAACCTGGTTGGCCTCGAAGGATTCGTTCCCTCCCACGGGCGTTACCTCGGCCCAGCGAGTGGCTAGCGTAGCCGGCGTTCCGGTGGCCTCGCCGAAGTCGTTTTTGGCCGCCGTGGCGCTGATAGGCAACTTAATCGTTACCCGTTTGTTCAACGTCCCCGCCTGAATTATGATACCTTTGGGCATTGGGACTATACTCCAGGATTACCTTTGCGGGCGCGTCGTTAGATAAAGTGATTTGGACCTGATCGATTTGCAATTCAGTGCCGTTGATATACGCAGTCAGGTTGTCCGCGACTTGTAGAGACCTGCCCAGGTTGATAACGTAAGAGACGGTTTCCTCGGGTTGGGAGTCTGGTAATGGGTAATCGCCTGGAAGGGCGATTCCCACGATCTGTTTGATTTGCCGCAGGGCACCCTCGGCGTCCTGCGCGCTGTCGCAGATTCGGGCGATCTTCCTTAGCGCCGACTCAAGTAAAGATTCTCTCACGGATCACCTACCTGAAACGGGTCAAGGAGCAGGTAGAACGCTGCTGGTATCTCGTTCACCGCCTCCCGGTTTTCCATCCACCAGCCTACAAGCCATTTTATTGCAGTTTTAATCCCTTCCGGCACGGCCGTGGCTGCACCATACCCTGCAGTGTAAACGATCTTCACCGCCTGGGGCACGTCCAAAGTTATCGGCCACACGGCTGAAAGCGTAGGCCAGATTCTGGCAGGCTCGGAGTCGGTATCAACGACGTACTGGCTCGTGGCGAGCGTGTCCCAAGTTCCTTCGGTTGTTCCGGCGTAGGTGATTGACGTCACGGTGACACCTGGGGAACGTGGCAGTAGTATTTCGTCTGGAAACCAGTCGAGCGATAGCCGCCAGGTCGCCGTTACAAACTGGCGTCGAGTGTAAATTTCGGCGTGGTACCTCGCGGCTGCCACTAGCGACGCGATTAGCGTATCTTCCTCGCTGAATTCGATCCGCGCGAACGTTTTTGCTTCGCTCGTGGTGACAGGCTCCTCGGCCGGCGCGGTGGTTTGCTTGAGCGAGAACGTCTGAGTCGTGTCGGAAAAATACATGCGCACCCTCTCAGTCAACGAGGAGGTGGAAGGTTCCGATTTTTGAATCGCCTCCGCTGGCGATTACGATCTTGAGTCGGTCGTGCGCGACGGCAATCTGCGCTTCCACAGGTTCGCCGCTTGCCGCATAGAGGCTCGCCGATCCGTCCACGGCGTGCGTCGCCTGCCGAGGGGCCCGCGTGGCGGAGGCGTTAACGTTATTTTCGCTCCAGACCGCCTCACCCGTACCTTCCACCGTAACCACGAAATCCACGCCGTCCGCGTAGTCGGTTTTCGCGTACCTGATTTGCGATATTTTGCCCGTGAACACGGCGCTGTAGACGGTTGCAGTCCCGTCTGCTGCCGTAGTCGCGGGTACGCTGAGTTTGGTGACAAAGCTCATTTACCACCCGGTTGTGTGAATTCGGTAAGCCACTTTTACACGAATAACGTTCGCTGCGTCTCCACCGCCGAGCTCGCCGTCGCCAATATTGTGCAACACGAGAGGCGTGTTTTCTGCCACGGCTTTGGCGACGATTGCGTCCTTTATTGCGACGGTCGTGGTCAACGTGTCGGCCGTTGCGTCAACGAATCCGGTGGACTCGATATCGCTCGACGCCTTCGCGCCAGTGGTGTTCGTATATCGCACGACGAGATTGTCAGCCGTTTCTGTGTAAGCGCCGGTGTAATCAAACAGCAGTATTGCGGAAATAAACTCCAGAGTTTTGCCGGCTCCCGCTGCGGCGACGAGGGTTTTCGGCGTCGCGCGAAGCGCAAGCATTTCGGCGTTGGTGATTGTGATTTCCGCATAGCGGATCTGAGTTTCCGGCAGGGTAACAGTGGCTGCCGACAGGTCAACGGCTGCTCCGGACTGCGCGAGCAGAGTCCCGCCGCTTGCGACGACTTGGCGGTCGCCGTTGGTGTCTTTGTAAATTTTCGGCTGATACATTATTGGTAAACCCGCTGCGAGTGGTGAAGAAAAACGGGGCGTGCAACGGCACGCCCCAGGACGCAGTTACGCGGTGCCTTCCGCTGGCGAATTGTGCGCTTCGCCCGCGATTGTGCCGGAGACTGTGTTGTCGACTGGAATTTTTCGCGCGCCGTAGAGGATTGCCCAGATCGACTCAAGGGTACTCGACGTTCCTCGCG